CAAAATACACGAAGGCTATAAGCCTACAGTCTACAAATGCACAGCAGGAGTAGATACAATAGGTATTGGCTTTGCAATAAAAGACTTATACCTCAGCGAAGAAGTATGTGAACTTATACTTACAGAAAAATTAGAAGAAATAGATACTAAGTTAGACAAAAAATTTGATTGGTATTGTGAATCCCCACAAGAAGTAAAGAATGTTATGATGAATATGACATATCAATTAGGCTTCAGGGGATTTTGTAAATTTAAAAAAACTATTGGCTATCTTCAGGAAGCAAATTATAAATCGGCATCTGTTGAGATGTTAGATTCTAAATGGGCAAATCAAACGCCTAATCGTGCAAAAGATTTAAGTAATATTTTACAATCTCTTTGATTGCTTCTATTTACTGCCATTTACTAATTTATGATACAAGATAAACTGACAGGTAACAGCCTAGCTTGCCCTAACTGCTATAGTATACAATTAATTAGAAGTGGTTTTGAGCATGGAAAGCAGAGGTACAGGTGCAAGCGATGTGGTCATAGAAGTGTAAACCCTATAACAGATATTGAGCTTTTAAAAGAGAATGTAAAGTATCGTAAGGAAAAACAAAAAGCTCAAGATATAAACAGAGTAGAACGTAAATCTTTTAGGGAACACGTTAGAATTGAAAACGCTGTAGAAGAATACAGCAAACAGTTAGTACAGCTTTTTGAAAAGAATAAGTTACATACGCATACTCAAAAGCATAAGGTCAAAAGCAAAGCTGTTGGAGTAATACAATTTAGCGACCTTCACTTTAATG